CGTGACACGGTATAAATATCTTTATTTCCATCAATATCTAATAGCCAATCACCATTACCAATGGTCTGAGCGTCCCCTTCCACGATCCATGACATCGAGCCGCGTTGAATATAGAGGGGGTTAGTTAAATCAAAGCCAAAAAGAGAAAGATTAAAACTCACATCAGCCTGATTCTCTAATGTGCCTCCGGAGAGTTTTCGTGCAGGTATGGATGGTATCAGTTGATCAGCTAAATCTCTCGTGGGTAGTGCCTCATCCTCATAGCCAGTAGCTAACCAAGAAAGAGAAACCCCCGTATCAAGTGCGCATGTAATGACAACATCACCTGGAAAATAATCTCTGCGAACCCATGCACTCATCGTCGCTGAAGGAATATCAAGCAAGTCACCGAGCTGCTTCTGCATAGTAAAGCCATATGCGTGCATTATGCGGTCCAACACTGCCCGCCCGCCATTAGCCAGCATAGTGTCATGAAGCTTCTTCCCTTTAAGAGAGGGATGCTTCACCCCATCTGAACTTACATTTGCAAGTTCACCACTAACCAGCCATCTAAGGCTTACTCCCGTATCCAATGCGCATTGAACGATGTAATCGCCGGGTAAACTCTGGCGAGCCACCCAATTTTGGATAGTAGGTAACGGAATTTTCAGAAGTTCCGCTAGCTCTGGGCGTGAGCTAACCCCATAAGATTTAAGGATTCTTTCCAGTATGGCCTTAACATCGCTGTTGTAATCGGTCATATACCCTTCAAATAATCCAATATGATCTGTTTACACAAATCCATTTGGAATATATTATCCACTTCGTTAGTGAAAATGCACGCCAATGCACTGTAAATACTGCCAACTGGAGATAATCCCCGATGACCAATCAAATTACAATACCTAGCGGTCCCGATCTGATGACTTATGAACAGTTCGCACAGGCTTATGGTTACAGCCTTCGCACTGTTAAGCAGATGGTTGAAGACGGTGATCTGCTTGTTATGCCACGTAAAAAAATTGGTGGTGCTGCACGCATCAACATGGTTGCCTTCCGCGCGCGTTTGCTCGCTCAAGGTGTCAATTGCCGCTACGTCGCTGCGTAACAACTTAATTATTTAAGTTGAGCAAAGGAATGACCATGTTTGATTTTAAGACTTCCACCCATAGCCACTATGACGACGCCTGCCGCAAGTTTGCGCTGTCCCACAACATGGTGGAGCTGGCCCAGCAAGCGGGCATGAAAGTGCAGACGCTTCGTAACAAACTGAATCCTGATCAGGTGCATCAGCTGACCGTTCCAGAAGTGCTGCTGCTTACGGATCTGACCGAGGACGCAACGCTGATGGATGGGATGCTGGCGCAGCTGCACTGTCTGCCGTGTGTTCCTGTCAATGAACATGCCGCTGAAAAATTTCCGGCTTACGTGCTCAATGCTTCCGCTCAGGTCGGGACGCTTGCTGCCAGTGCTGCTAATCACGCAAGCATTACCACCTCATGCCGTCGCGGGATTGTTGAAGCCGCTAATACCGGCATTCGCTGCATGATGCTGGCGGCCCTCGCTGTCCAGTCTCGCGTCCACTCTAACCCTGCGCTGTCGGGTACTGCTGATGTGTTAAGTGGTATCGGTGCATCTATCGGGATGGTGTGAAATATGGCCTTTTCAGTAGCCCCGCTTCTGAAGCGGCAAAGCCCTTCCCACGCATACGGACACGGCTGGATTGCGGCAGATAAGGGCATGCGCTGGCACCCGGCAATTTCACAGGCCGAACTGCTGGCAGGATTAACCGGTAAGAGGAAAGAATCATGGGTTTCAAAGCTGAAAGTGTCACTGTTCAGATGAATGCAGGCCAGCGCGCCAGTGCGCTGAATCATATTTCTGCACTTCGCACCATGATGTACGGCGACTGCAGCCATGAACTCAAACGCTTTATCGCTGATATGCGTAATAAGCGCGATCACCAGGCTGAACAGAATAGCCGCGCACTGAGTGCGATTTTCTTCTTGGCAAATATCAGCAAAGAACGTCACAGCGTTGATTTCAGTGAACTGACGAGTGACGAATTAACGGCGCTGATTAGCGCGATGAATCACTTAAAAGCAGTCGTGAGTTTATTTCCAAAGAATCTGACGTTACCTAATTAATTAACCCAGCGAAATTAAATGGCGTAAACCCGCCGGGCATTCCTTTGCCCGAATTCAGGAGAAAGAAAAATGCGAAATATCCATACCCGTAATTTTAAAGCTGATGAGGACGCGCTGGCCGTCCTTCTGAGTAAGGCCAAAACAGAGCAGCGTAGTGATGATGCGCTGTCCGTTTCTATCCGCCTGGCCGCACTGGCTATTCATGCCCGTAAAAATGAAATGTCCGCAGCGGAAATCATTGAATTGCTGGACAAAGAGGCGGAACGCTTTGAGAACCAGGCGCAGGAGTTGCACTGATGGCTGACTCAATGGATCTGGTACAGCAGCGCGTGCAGGAAGAGCTGGCGCGCAATCTGGCTAACGCTACTCAACGCCCGGCAGGGGCGAGTGAGTTTTTCTGCCTGTCGTGCGGTGAGGAAATCCCGGAAAAGCGCCGCCGCGCACTGCCGGGAGTTTGCCTCTGCGTGACCTGCAAAGAAATCAGTGAGCTGAAAAGCACGCATTACAAAGGTGCGGCGTTATGAAAAACATCCTGAAATGGGCCGGCAGCAAGTCCGGCCTGATGCCTGAGCTGATTAAGCATCTGCCCGCCGGTGATCGCCTGGTTGAGCCGTTTGCCGGTTCCTGTGCCGTCATGATGAATACGGATTATCCGGCCTATCTGGTGGCGGATGTTAATCCCGATCTGATTAATCTCTATCGTCAGGTTAAAGAGCATACCTGCCCGTTTATTGTCGTTGCGTTATCGCTCTTTACTCAGAATCAAACTGAAGAAAGTTATTATCAGGTCCGCGAAGACTTTAACTTCAACGCGGCGCTGCCACTGCTGGAACGTGCAGCACAATTCCTTTATCTGAATCGCCATGGCTACCGCGGCCTTTGCCGATATAACAAACGAGGTGAGTTCAATAACCCCTACGGAAATTATAAAGAGCCATATTTTCCGCTGGCCGAAATCGAAGCGTTTGCCCTGAAGGCTCAGCGCGCGACTTTTGAATGTCTGGGGTATAGCGAAACCCTGAGCATGGTCCGTGCCGGTGATGTCGTTTACTGCGACCCGCCGTATCACGGCACGTTCACCGCTTATCACACCGATGGGTTTAGCGACGATGATCAGCACTCGCTGGCCTGCATCCTGCTGGGTATCTCTGATCGTAACCCGGTGATCGTTTCTAACAGCGACACCCTGTTTACCCGCAGTATCTTCCGTGAATTTGACCTGACAAAAGTCACTGCCGCCCGCTCTGTTGGCGTGGCTGCGGGTGAAAGCAAGCGCGCATCTGAAATCATTGCAGTGCGTCACATGAGTCTGGCGGTGTAATGACTCAGGTTTTCGCATACCCATGGAACGCCCCTAAAAAGGCAATCAATCCACAGCTGGACCCGGCGGAAGTTGCGCCGGTGTCCGCGCTTTCAAACCTGATCAGTCTTTATGCTGCAGATAACGAGCAGGAGCAGCTGCGCCGTGAGGCAATGAGTGATGAGGTTTGGGACCGCTACTTTTTCAACGAGTCCCGCGATCCTGTCCAGCGCGAAATTGTGCAGGACAGAATTGTCAGCCGGGCAAAGATGGCCCGCGAACAGCAGCAGTTCAATCCCGATCTGGTCATTGTGGCCGATGTCAGCGCGCAGCCTTCGCACATCAGTAAGCCTCTCATGGAGCGCGTTAAGTTTTTCCACAATCTCGGCAGGCCGCAGGCTTATTCCCGTTACCTGCGCGAAACCATCCGCCCCTGCCTTGAAAGGCTGGCCCGCGTGCGCGAAAGCCAGATTTCTGCGTCATTCCGTTTTATGGCCGGTCACGACGGGCTGGACGGCCTGCTGGCGTTACCAGAAATGAACCAGAATCAGGTCAAGCGTTTATCAACGCTGGTTGCTGCTCACATGAGTATGTGTCTGGATAAAGCCAGCGGTCATCTGTTTGTCAGTGATGACGTAACGCCGGAGCAGGTCCGCCAGGCATGGGAAATTGTTGCGGCAGAAGCGATGCGTCTGGACGTAATCCCCCCGGCCTTTGAGCACTTGCGCCGTAAAAAGCGCCGTCGCAAGCCTGTGCCCTATGATCTGATCCCGCCATCGCTGGCCCGTATGCTCTGCGCGGACTGGTGGTATCGCAAGCTGTGGCAGCTGCGGTGTGAATGGCGTGAAGAGCAGCTGCGCGCTGTCTGCCTGGTCAACAAAAAAGCGTCCCCCTACGTCAGCTTTGAAGCCGTGATCCATAAGCGTGAGCAGCGCAGGAAGTCTCTGGAGTTTTTCCGTTCTCATGAGCTGGTGAGCAATGAAGGCGATACGCTCGATATGGAAGACGTGGTAAATGCCAGTAACAGCAACCCGGCACACCGCCGCAATGAAATGATGGCCTGCGTTAAGGGGCTGGAGCTTATTGCGGAAATGCGCGGCGACTGTGCTGTATTTTACACTCTCACCTGCCCGTCGCGTTTCCACGCCACGCTGAACAACGGCAGACCGAATCCGAAGTGGACCACGGCCACCGTTCGCCAGAGCAGTGATTATCTGGTTGATACCTTCGCTGCCTTCCGCAAGGCCATGCATAAAGCCGGGATGCGCTGGTATGGCGTGCGGGTTGCTGAGCCGCATCATGATGGCACCGTACACTGGCACCTGCTGTGCTTCATGCGCAAAAAAGAGCGCCGTTCAGTCACCGCACTACTGCGGAAATTTGCCATTCGCGAAGATCGCGAAGAGCTTGGCAACAATACCGGGCCACGCTTTAAAGCTGAGCTGATCAACCCGCGCAAAGGTTCACCGACCAGTTATATCGCTAAATACGTCAGTAAAAATATTGATGGCCGTGGCCTGTCTAATGAAATCAGTGCAGAAACAGGTAAATCACTGCGTGACAGCGCAGAGAACGTCGGGGCGTGGGCGTCACTTCATCGCGTTCAGCAGTTCCGCTTCTTTGGTATTCCGGGCCGTCAGGCTTACCGGGAACTGCGCCTGCTTGCCGGTCAGGCGCTGAGAAATCAGAGCGATAAAAAAGCAGGTGCGCCTGTGCTTGAAAACGCGCAATTGGATGCGGTTCTGGCCGCTGCAGATGTGGGCTGCTTTGCCACCTACATCATGAAACAGGGCGGCGTGCTGGTTCCGCGTAAACATCACATCGTCAGAACAGCATACGAGCTTAATGACGAGCCGACCCCTTACGGTGATCACGGCACCCGCATTTATGGCATCTGGTCCCCGTTAGTAGCAGGCCGCATCTGCACACACGCAACGAAGTGGAAAATGGTCCGTAAAGCAGTTGACGTTCAGGAGGCGACAGCCGACCAGGGCGCTAGCGCCCCTTGGACTCGTGGCAATAACTGTCCCCCTGATGAAAAATTGAACACTTCAGGGCGAAATCCGGTATCTGTTGAAACGATAGAACCGGATGAAGCGCCTCTGTATGGTCCGGCAGATTTCGACAACATGACCAGAAAACAGCGCCGGGATCTGCTGGCGCGTCTCCGGGTAGTGAAGCCGCGCCAGAAGATGAGTTATAAGCAAGAAATTGACGATGTTCAGCGGGCTACTCTGGTTGCAGAACTGCAAGCGAGAGGTTTTACAGGACAAGAAAAAGAAACGAACCTGCTGCTCGCCGGTGGCAGTCTCGATTCAGGCGCGGGGATGCGCATTTTTTACAAGAACGGGCGGCTACAGGAAGACGATAAGTGGCGTCAATGGATTTGATCTAATAAAGCTGAAAAAAGCGAAGCCGCAAGGACCATCTTTACAGCGCTTTATCCAATCAAAATAACAGGTTGGGAACCCCAAAAAATGCTTTTTATATTTTCAGATTAGGTCCGATTGAATGAAAAAACATTTCACATTTCTTAACGCATCTACTACTGTATGGTTATACAGTCTTTAGAGTAAAGGGAGGGTTAGATGGACACTCAAGATTTGGCACCGATAAACCGTAAAATGGCTTGCGTTCAGTTCATTGCTGAGGTATCGCTTATAGCAAATTGCAAGCAATCTGATATGAAATTGGCGATGAGTATAATCGCTGAGTTAGCGCATTCGAGCTGTGAAAAAGTCCCTGATGATGAGATTTTTTACGCTGCGGAATAGCCTGAGTCCGCAGCCAGGCATATTGATAACGTTGCTGGCGGCAAAATTTATTTTTGGCGTTGGCAAGGTTGAACAACGAGTACCGCGAGGCGTTAGGCTATGGCCGGTAGCGATTCGAATTATCAGGTAGTTTACCGGGGCGAAAGCCTGACTGATTATACGCCTGGCGGATTAGTTTTCTTTCAGCGGCCAAAAGAGAACGGCGGCGGCTTCTGGTTAGGCCGGACTTATGATGGTGTGTTCTGGCTTGAGATTTCTGCCCCAGTCTCTCTTTCGCAGGGGCTTTTATACCTGCAGGCTGTGAAAAATTCTGTCCCGGCCGATGTGAAATACATATCCCTTGATAATAACCTTTCACTGCTCTGACTCAATGCGCATGAGTGCATGTCTATGCTGCATGAATCCGCATGATCCCAGAAGGATCGTTAGCCCTCTGGCCCGCCAATACTGGCGGGCTTTTGCTTATGTCATGCAGGTGCATGAAAACCACTGCATAAAGCGGGCAGGCGTGGCGGGGCTACGAGCGCGCGCCAGTTACGAATAAGAAGGATATGGTTCGAGTCGAAACAGATTGGAACGAAGTGGTGGTTAAAGTGTCAACCAAGATGTAAACTATGCGTAGTTGGTAAATGTTTTTTGATATGACAAATTAGGAGGGCGACATGAGTGACAACAAACGTATGTCCAATGCACCCGTTTATTATGTGCTTGCACAAATAAAATTCACGCCAGTTAAGGCGATGAAGAAGTATGTTGATGACATACAGGACGCGCTACGCTTGCAAGGCTATCCGCTTTTTGAGAGCAGAGAATCTACCCAAATCAAATTTGAGTTTAACTCTCCAAATGAGCCGGCACAGCCTGCTTTTGAAACGGTTCAACAATGGTATATGTCGGACCTGAACAGTACTTCAGGCTTTGTATTGGGTAACGATTTCATAACGTATCACACAACGGATTACAAAACGCACCAACCTTTTCTTAAAGAGTTGATGAAAGGTCTTACAGTAGTCCTTGATAATCCAAGACCTGCCCTGATTACTCGGCTAGGTCTTCGTTACTTAGATGCAGTTTTACCTGAACCAGGTGAAACGATTGAACAATATTTATGTGAGGGGCTACATGGCCTCGACTTAGAGTTGCAGCAAGTTCAATCAGTTAGCGAAATGGTCTTTCAGACAAAGGTTGGTCCGGTTATCAATAACGGTTTTATAGTTACTCGCTTACATAAAATGAATGGTCAGTTAGGGTTTCCACCTGACATGGTGCCTGTTGGTGTTAATATGCTTGAACGGTTCAAGACTACGACCCCCTTGTGGCATGGCATTATAGACACTGATCATTATGTTGAAGGCAGTCTGCCCCCTTCCATAGATTTGGTTGAGGAACAATTCACTTCCCTTCATAGTGTGATAAAAGGTACGTTTAATAAAATGATTTCGCCGTACGCTACTGCTAAGTGGTCATAACACCGAGGAGGTGTGATATGCGTCAATCTATGACTGGAAGTTTCTATGAAACGCCCGGTTTTGCTCCAACAGTAGCTGGAGCATTTATGGTTGCATCCTCTTTATTTTTGAGCAGCACCGGTTCCAATTTTTCAGTTAAAGACGTGAACCAGTGGCGTGGCTACGTGCAATCTAAGGTTCAGTTTGGATTGATGAAATCTGAAGCTGAATTTGACAACCATGTTGATAACGAATTGGTAGATGTTAGGTCTGTATCTGAACATCTGAAAAATGTTCGAGACACGCTTGCTCCGTCTATGTCGGAACTAGCAAAAGATTTAGGCATTACTCGGCAAGCTCTTTACAAGTGGTTATCAGGTGAAAGCCAGCCCGATGACATTGAAAAAGCTAGTTATATCATTGAATTGAGCAGACTCTCTGACCGCTTCAATGAGGCTGGTATTGAAAATGCCAAACTGATGTCGAAGATGAAAGCGTTTGACGGTCTTTCTATCATAGATTTGATAAAACATGGCGATGCCTGGCAGCAATCAGTCAATGTCTTGATTGAAGAAGCTCGTACTTTAAAAGAAGCCGGAACTAAAGCAAATCTAGTAGGTAGTAAAGGCGTTGTAACCGATAGCTGGATGTCTTCGGTTTCTATCCCTGGATCAGGATTAAGGGAGTAAATAGTCGTATATGATTGACTCTGATACAACATGGCGCCAAGGCCACGTTCTTAAGCATGAGGATGCTGTTTCCTTAGGTATCATTTCGGAAGAGCAAACAGGCGTTAAAGTTGTCGTTATCAGTCATGACTGTGACTTACAAAGTTCTGAGCCAAAAGTTGAACTTATAGCTGGCCCCTTAGTAAAGGGGGCTGGCAATTACTCTCACGCCAAGCATCCGCGAACACTGCATTTAAATTTTGAACAGGTGTTAGATGTAAATCAAAGCGCTGTAGAACTTAAGCAAGTTGATAAGTTTGAAATCGAAAAAGAGAAGCTTTTGAGTGCAGCATGTGATGAATTTTACGCCATCTCTCCTAAAGAAAAACAAGCTCTGAAACAGTGGCTTGCGGCGCGCTATGGGCGTCCGGCTTTTCCCGATGTATTTGAGAATAGACTTCGTGCATATGATCGTGGGAAATTTAGATTTGAAAAAGAGCTGGCAAAAATAATTGCTGCATATTCGAATTATTTGATAGGCGTTTTCTTCGATTTAGGCGAGGATCGCTTTAATGACTTAGAAGAAGGAATACCATATGAGTTAAATATTCATGTGGTTTATGACTCGATTGATAGTGGCCCTATAGCGAGAGATGAAGCAGAAAAGGCCGTTACACTTATAATTGACCTTTTCATGGCTTATCATGGTGATCCTGCACAAAGTGAACTTATTGCTCTTATGTCTTGCAATCCAGTTCCAGATATTGAATTCAATCTATATGCCTTGAGAAGAATGGATCAATGGCGAGTAGAGTATATTAGCTTGCAGGCCGACGAAGTGAGTGATTATTTAAACCCCGCAGTTTAAAAATTATGCACAGACTATTGGCATATCAATAATCTGTGCATGAAATTAACCACTCTCTAAATTATAAGTCTCAAAGCGAATTACCTCTTCACCCAGCCAGCTGTTCAGTTCCTCAAAGCGTCTCTGCAATGGCATGAGTTCATTACGCACAAACACCTTACTGGCCTTTTCAATATCCCCAAACCCGCCGGTATTGTTTGGGATAATCCCCATCAACTGAGGCGGCACGCGATGTACGGCCAGCATGTCGTCGCGGCTCACGTTTTTGATGTTCAGGAATTCATCCTTTGCCGCCACCTCAGACAGCGGGATGATCTGGATGCCGTCCTTTTTCCCGTTCGGGCTGTACATAAACAGGTTGCGGAAGTTGCCAGGGCCCTTTGCGCTTTTCATGGCACCGCGGATATTGTCCACGTCCTGCTGGCTCTGCGCCGGGTCGGTCATGTACATGATGAAACCCGCATGGCTGCCATTGAGATAATACTTGCGGCGGAACAGCGTGGCCGATTCGTTCAGCAGCGCCGACGGGATAGCCGACAGGTAGCCCGGCAGACCGTAAATCTCCTGATTGATGTCCGGCTCCATCAGATGAAACACGCTGCCTTTCGCAAACTCATAAGGCTCCGTGTTAATGCCATAGTGCGCATACCAGTACGTGTCCAGGTCGAGGCCGCGCCGGGTAAACTTTGCCAGCGACGGCTCCAGCTTCAGCGCGTTACCGAGGCGGCTGGTCCGCTTCTCCAGGTAGGCATTGCCGAAAATCAGGTAATCCAGCGCAAAGCGGCTGAACGCCTGCTGACTCAGCAGGCGGTGCGGGATAAAGGTACTCGCCAGAATATTGCACTTTACGCTGATGGGTGAGCTGTGGTGAACGGCGGCACGGAACGTGCGCGCCAGCCCGTCAACACTCACGGGCGGTTCATACCAGCGATCATTGATTACGCACTCCACGTAGTCCAGCAGTTCGCGGCGGTCCAGCACCGGGATCGGGTCGCCAAAGGTAAACGCCTCCGACGCTGCCCCACTGGTCATGTTATCCGGCTGCGGCACGGGCTGCGTGCGGGTGCGGTTCCTGCGTTTGCTCATCAGTAAATCTCCACAATGTTCTGCGTGTGTGCCGCCTGTCCCTGCAGCGGCTCGTTTGCCAGCGCGTGCATGGTCGCCCAGGCTAAATCGCCGTGGCTGACTTCCTCGCTGCGGCTGGTTTCATAGGTCGGACGGTTGCCGCTGGCCGTTGTGGCTTTGCGGATAGACATGAATGACTGCGCGATGTCGAGGTGGCTGGCGTCAAACTCCAGCCGCCCGCTGGCGATGGTGTCGTAAGCCTTCAGCACCAGGGCGTTTTTAACGTTCGGGTTATAGACAAACTCCTTCACCTGCGGGAAGAAGGCTTTGACGTTCTCGTATACACCCAGCCCGACGCCAGTGGAGTCGATGCCGATATAGGTCACGTTATACTGCTGCGTCAGCGTCCTGATGGCGTCAGCCTGTGCCCGGAAGTCCATTCCGCGCCACTGATGTCGCTCAAGGATGCGGAACTTGCCGCCCGGCACGGCAGGCGGTGCCATGACAACACACCCGGCGCTGTCGCCGTTCTGCGTGCCCTTCGCCGGGTCGTAACCGATCCAGACTTCTTTCCAGCCGAACGGGCGCAGCGCCAGCGCTTCAAAGTCGGTCCAGACTTCCCAGCTGTCCACCATGCACTTCTGCAGCATGGCCAGCTGGAACACCGACGCCAGATCGTCCATGAAGACGCACATCAGCAGGTTCTGATAGTCCT